AAATGCCTAGAGGCAGCGGTAATAAAAACGGTGGAGTAATTGGAAAAACGAATATAACTTCGTTTGGAAAAAATTCTGTTACGTCTAGAACAGCTAGCACACCAAGTGCTGTCACCACACAACCTGGAACTAGAGTAGTCCAAACACTAATTGTTGCAGGTGGTTCTGGCGGCGGAGCTGGGATAGGTGGAGCTGGTGGTGGTGGTGGAGCTGGTGGACTTAAATGTTTAGAAATAAATGTATCCGGTGCTACCGCTTTAGGAGCTGTTACCATAGGTGGCGGTGGAACTGCCGGCCCAACTTCAGCTCCTGGTAAAGGTGGGGCTGGTGGTGATTCAAGTATAGTAATAGGCTCAACAACTTACACTTCTTGTGGAGGTGGAGGTGGAGCAGAAGGTGGGACCGCAAATCAGACTGGAGTCGCTGGAGGTTCTGGTGGTGGAGGTGGTTCTGCACCCTGTGGAACTGCTAATTGTGGAGGTTCTGGAGTTTGTGGTCAAGGTTTTGCAGGAGGTCAAGGAACTTGTGGAGTTCCAGGAGGTGCAGGTGGTGGTGGAGGTGGCTCAACGGCTGCTGGAGCACAGGCAACCCCCCAAACACCTAATCCTAATCCAGGCCCTAATGATGGTGGAGATGGAGGTGCTGGAATAAGTATTTCAGGTTCATATCCAGGAGCACCTGTTAGTGCCGTAGCCGGTGGCGGTGGTGGAGGTATGCATAATGCAAATCCAGGCTGCGCTGGTTCAGGTGGAACAGGTGGTGGTGGAGCTGGTGGTAAAGGAGTTAATGGATCTGCTGGTACTACAAACACCGGTGGTGGCGGTGGTGGTGGAGCCCGGGCTTGTGGTGTAGCTTGTAGAACTGGTGGTGCAGGTGGCTCAGGTATAGTCATAGTAAAAGAATTAGATAAAGCAAGTGGTGTGTGGTCAATGCAAAGTCAACTAAGTGCCTTGCAAGAAGGAACATGGCCAAAATTTATACCAAAAATTGCAATGAATTTTTTAGTCGTTGGTGGTGGCGGTGGAGCTGGTGGTGGAGGAGCCGGTGGTGGAGGTGGTGGAGGTTATAGAGCCTCTGGTTTTGGACCTTCTCCTTTACAAGCCTCTGCATTAAATATCGAAGCAGGTTGTTACGCTGTAACAGTTGGTGGTGGTGGAACAGGAGCACCTGGACCTTCATACAGTCAGGGAGCTACTGCTGGAGAGGATTCTGTTTTTAATACGTCAGGAGTTGAAGGATGTAGTAAAATTACAGCCTCTGGTGGTGGACGATCTGGTGGTCAAAGTGGACAAGGACACCCTGGTGGATCAGGTGGTGGAGCTGGTTTATTTTCAACTGGAGCGGCCAACGGAGGTAAAGGTTTAGGAAATAAAGGATGTTTCTCTCCTCCTGAAGGAAATGATGGTGGAACTAGTGTAGCTCCAGGAGGATCTGGAAGAGGTGGTGGTGGAGGTGGAGCTGGAAGTGCAGGATCACCTGGACCATCTTCTGCAAATGGTGGATCTGGAGTGCCTAATACAATTAATTCATGTGGAACACCTTTCTCAATAACAGCTTTTGCTGGTGGTGGTGCCGGAAGTGGTGCACCAACAGGTCAAGGAAATGGAGCTGCAGGAGGTTCTGGTGGAGCAGCCGTAAATGCTAATGGATGTACTAACACCGGTGGTGGTGGAGGTGGAGGATCAGGTCTTGGTTGTGGAGGAAATGGTGGACCTGGTGCAGTTGTTTTAAGATTTCCGTCATGTGCTACTATAAGTGTAAGTCCTGGAACAAATGCAACAGCAACACACCCAGGTGGAGATAAGATTGCCACATTTACAGTAAGTGGTAATGTTTGCGTAAGCTTTTAGAAATTGACATTATTTTAAAAATCAATATAAGAAAGATATAGAAAGATGAACTTAACAAATTATTATTGGTATTTTCAGTCAGCAGTCCCAGAAAGGATTTGTGATGAAATAGTTAAATATGGAAAATCTATTTCAGATCAAATGGCAGTTACTGGTGGTTATGGTGGTAAAAAATTAAATCAAAAACAAACAAAAGATTTAAAGAAAAAAAGAAATTCTAATATTGTTTGGATGAATGACAGATGGATTTACAAAGAGATACAACCATATGTTCATCAAGCAAATTCAAATGCGGGTTGGAATTTTCAATGGGATTTTTCAGAGAGTTGTCAGTTTACAAAATATGAAAAAGGTCAATTCTATGATTGGCATTGTGATGGTTGGGATAGACCATACGTTAGAGAAAATGCAAACGATCCCTCAAACGGTAAGATAAGAAAATTATCTGTGACTGTTAGTTTGTCAGATCCAAAAGATTATAAGGGCGGTGAATTAGAGTTTGATTTTAGAAACATGGACCCAGATAAAAAACCTAACATTAGAAAATGCACAGAGATATTACCAAAGGGATCTTTGGTTGTCTTTCCTGGTTTTGTTTGGCATAGGGTATGTCCAGTTAAAAAAGGATCAAGATATAGTTTAGTAATATGGAATCTAGGATGGCCATATAAATAAAGGAGAATATGAAAAAGAAAAAAACAAAAAATAAAAAACAAAAAGATGTTAAACCATCTTTTCCAAAAAAATTAAATTTAGAACAATTTTTTGCGTCACCAATATGGTATGCTGAAGAACCGAGTTTTGTTGATTCATTAAACAAAGCATCTGATCCCTATATTGAAGCATCAAAAAAAAGATTAAAACCAACTATTGATGAACGTAATAAAAAATTTGGTAATAAGGGTGATATGGGTCATGTGTTTCATTCAACAACATTAATTGGTGATCCTAATTTTGCAGAGTTACAAAATTATATAGGTGCGACCTCACATAATCTATTAGAAGAAATGGGCTTTGATATGTCTGGTCATAAATTATTTATGACAGAAATGTGGGTGCAGGAGTTTGCTAAAAAAGGTGGTGGACACCACACTTTACACACACATTGGAATGGCCATATGTCAGGATTTTATTTTTTAAAAGCAAGTGAAGCTACATCCATGCCCATGTTTGAAGATCCTAGACCAGGTAATATTATGAATCTTTTACCAGAGAAAGATAAAACTAAAGTAACTTATGCATCTTCACAGATTAATTATAAAGCGAGTCCAGGTCGTATGATATTTTTTCCATCATATCTACCTCATCAATATATTGTTGATATGGGATATGAACCCTTTAGATTTATACATTGGAACTGCCAAGCGATACCAAAAGGAGTATTGAATGTCATTTAAAAAAAATAAATATACTGTTTTAAAAAATGCAATATCAAAAGAATTAGCTAATTTTTGTTACTCTTATTTTTTGAATAAAAGAAATGTAGCAAGGGTTTTATTTGATTCTAGATATATCTCTCCTTTTACAGAATACTGGGGTGTATGGACAGATTCTCAAGTGCCAAACACATATTCACATTATGGAGATCTTGTTATGGAAACTTTGTTACAGCAAGTAAAACCTGTTATGGAAAAACATACAGGATTAAAATTATCCGAAACATATTCATACGCAAGGATCTATAAAAAAGGTGATGTATTAGCTAGACATAAGGATAGATATTCTTGTGAGATATCGACCACATTAAATCTTGGTGGTGATGACTGGCCAATATATTTAGATCCAACAGGCAAAAAAGGACAGGCTGGTGTAAAAGTAAAATTAAATCAAGGTGACATGTTGATATATTCTGGATGTGATCTTGAACATTGGAGAGAAGAATTTCAAGGTAAAGATTGTGGACAGGTATTTTTACATTATAATAAAGCAGGTTCTAAAATGGCTAAAGAGAACGCATTGGATAAGAGACCTCTGATAGGTCTTCCTGCATGGTTTAAAGGTGCGAAGTTGACTAATTATACAAAATAGTCTATACAATAGACTGGCGGGGAAAGACACCACCACACCCTTTCCCTGCTTTTAATCTATTAATTAACTGCAAAATAGGTATAATGGATTATTATGCTACAAAAGATAGGTTTTCAGCCAGGTATAAATAAACAAATCACTGACACAGGAGCAGAGGGTCAATGGACGGATTGCGATAATGTCAGGTTTCGTTACGGTATTCCAGAAAAGATAGGAGGTTGGAAACAATTAGGTGATGATGCTCTTACAGGAGCAGGCAGAGGTCTTCATCATTTTGTAAATAGTAAGGCCAGAAAGTATGCGATCATCGGCACAAATAGAATTCTATACGCATTCTCTGGTGGTGTATATTACGACATACATCCCATCAAAACAACGACAACGCTCACAAATGCATTTACCACGACCAACGGATCAACGTCTGTCACAATAACTTTTAGTGGAGATCACGGCATAGGTGAACAGGACATAATCTTATTAGATAATTTTAGTTCTATAACTAATTCTAATTTTGGGGCCTCAGATTTTAACGACAAAAAATTTATGGTTACAACTGTGCCTACAAGCACAACTATAACAATCACAATGCCCTCAAACGAGTCAGGTTCTGGTGCAACAACATCAGGTGGTATAAGAGTACAACATTACTATCCTGTAGGACCGGCTGTTCAGGCCAAAGGTTTTGGTTGGTCTCTTGGAACTTTTGGTGGTGAGGTTGCGGGAGAACCAATAACAACTCTTTCTGGTGCAATAAACTCTTCAACAACAACTGGTATTGTATTAGCAGATGTATCACAGTTTCCAGATGCAGGTACAAACTTTATAAAGATAGGGACAGAGGAGATATCCTACACAGGCATAAGCACATCTAATGAATTAACAGGTGTCACAAGAGAGGTCAGAGGAACAACAGCTGCATCTCATGGGGCTGGAGATACGGTTACCAGCACGACAAATTTTGTGGCTTGGGGTGAGGCAGCATCAGGAGACTTGGTATTAGAACCTGGTATGTGGTCTTTAGATAATTTTGGTGACAAGGCTATCTGTCTGATTCACGACAGTGCGGTATTCGAGTGGGACTCTGCAGCAGCCGGAGCAGAGAACACAAGAGCTGCAATCATATCTGGTGCACCAACAGCATCAAGACACATGTTAGTGTCCACACCCGATCGTCACTTAGTATTTTTTGGAACAGAGACAACAATCGGAGATACATCAACACAGGATGATATGTTTATTAGATTCTCTGATCAGGAGGACATAAATACATATACACCAACAGCAACCAATACAGCTGGTACACAAAGACTGGCCGATGGATCACAGATCAGAGGAGCTATCAGAGGTAGAGATTCGATTCTTGTCTGGACTGATACAGCTCTGTTTACCATGCGTTTTGTTGGTCAACCTTTTACTTTTGCCTTCTCACAGGTGGGTACAAACTGTGGACTCGCAGGACAGAATGCTTGTGTTGAAGTCGATGGTTCTGCATATTGGTTGTCTGAAAATGGTTTTTTTAGATACGCTGGTAAATTAGAATCGCTACCATGTCTTGTAGAGGACTTTGTATATAATGATATAAATCTAGAGTCTGGTAATCAGATGATATCTGCTGGATTAAACAATCTTTTTGGTGAGGTCATATGGTTCTATCCAACTTCCTCATCCTCTGTTGTAAACAGAATGGTTGCATATAACTATTTTGACTCTTCACCACAAAGGCCAGTATGGACTGTTGGATCTTTAGCTAGAACAATGTGGCAAGATTCTGCTGTGTTTGGCAGCCCACATGCAA